GATCGGCTTCATGCCAGAGTCAGGATTCACATCTGGCATGTTGCTGTTACGAAGCTCGTCTGCCTTGGGATCCTTGCTCGGCTTCATCCCGATAGCCTGACGGATCTCGTTTGCTGACGTGATCTCGTTTCTAGTGAACTTATCCGCGATCTCCGCGACTTCTGTGATCGGAACGTACTTGAACACGTCACGGAAGGCAAGAATCCACTGTTTCTGAGATCTACCCGTCTTTGTCAAGAATGTCTTTCGCATTGCTTCTAGAATCGACTCGACAATCGGTTCTATCGTTCTGTTATGGTAATTCAGCATTGCCTTCTCATCGGCGGTCCCATTCATAACAGACTCAGTAAGGCCGAGTTGACCATAGAGCATGTTTGTCAGGAATTCAACTTGCTTGAGAAGGTTGTTCTCGGCTGGACGGTTGAGTTGTGTAATCCGTTCAGTACCGTCGGTATAGGCAATGCCGTATTGACTGCCCTTGAGTTGGCGCTCAATGTCTTTCCTACGTTGCTCTGCCTGTAGTCTTCTACTTTCAGATTTGATAACGTAGGGAAGTTGGATGATCATGTCGAGCTTGCCTGAACTGGATTGCTCGTCAACCGCATCCAGTAGATTGAGTTTTCGAATCAGCCTCTGAAGTGTTGAATTAGGCTCATTCATCACCGCATAGAGGGGATTCTCGACGATTGCAACAAAACTTTTGTCGAGACTGATTTGTTCTCGGCGTCCGGATTCTTCGTTGTAAACTTCTACGCGGACTCTGTGTGATTTCCAACCGACTATTCGTCCGACACGCAACGATTTGATGTCGAATGATCCCGAGTTGTTTGGATCAACCGTTGTGTCGACAGGAACGATAGCGATCACACCTTGGTCAAACAAGCTCATCGCCATGTCTTGTTTGAAGTGTCTTGGGCCTTGGTCCAGATTCGGATAAACCTTAAGACACTCGTTTAGCCCGCTATCCATCTCGGATTCGTATCGATCATCTTTGTCCAGACGAACGTGGCGAAAATCCAAGGCTGCTACGTCAATACCTAGACGAACAAATATGGACGAGATGATGGATCGTTCATTCGAGAAGTTCAAACGAACTCGATCGGGACGATGGCCGTATTCGGGTCCTTCATCGAAGGCACGACGCTGATCAATGTTAAGAAATGCATTCCAGGCGTGCCTGATTCGGGCGCCGATAGACGACATACTCACCTCCCTTCTTAATGTTGGCGGAAGCGTTTAGCGTCTCGCTCGTTCTCTGTCGACAGATCGAGCCACGGCCACCTCTTGTGCCTTACCCAGGGGAATCGACACGAGAGCTAGAGGACCCAATAGAAAAACTTGAACCAGTTTTTCTCCTCTGGTGGTCCTTGCCGCGGTCACTCGATCTTCATTGGTAAGGAATTCTTTCCTAGTCTTTTCGAAATTCTTTACTGCTTGAGCCTGAGCCTTTCTATCCTTACCTCCGGAGACCAGATTCAGCCGATCTACACTACGCCCAAACTCTCGTTGGCGCACTGCCTGCCGAACTCTAGCGTCGGCAATTTGTCGACTAGTTGGATTGGCGATTCGAACGCCCCACTTCATGCCTTTCACACCGTAGTGAGCCAGAACCACTTCGGTTGGCGAATCGGGTTTGGTCTCCTCCGTGTATTTCACTCGAATGCCTCCTTGTGCAGCTTGTACGCAACGTAGGCATCCATCAGAGCCGCCACGTTGTCAACCTTTTCGTCTTGACGCCTCTTCAGAAGTTTTCGATTTCCGTTCGTATCTTCGACAGTGATTGCGTTGCCCATAGTCCAGGACATCAGTTTCTCATCGAATACTAATTGACGGCCTTCGCTGAGGTTCTTTAGTTCACCAAGCGGAACAGATTCCGTCTTAGCTCCCTGGATTACCTTCTCCATACCGAAAGGACCGTTCTCGGCTTCCCATCGAGTTGTGAATTCTTTGGCGTTGTACGGGTCAAAGCCAAGGCTACGAACGTCGTACTGCATTCTTTCAATGAATCGATCGAGATCTTCATAGACCTCGACCATGTCCAAAGTCGTGCCTTCAAGTACGTGAAGACTATCTTCTCTGATGAATTCGTCGTACTTCAAGCGCATTGCGCCCGGAAGCTTCATCAAAGTTACTGAGGTTATGTAACTTCGAGTCTTAACTCCGAAACCGCTTCGGATGGGGAACAAGAATGTGAAGGCACAGAAGTCGTCACCTCTGGAAAGGTCCGCTCCCAGGGCACAGGGCATGCCTTCAAAGCTCTGTTTCCGATGAGGCAGTGTCTCTTCGTAAGTGAAGAAGTACGTATAGCCTTCCATCGGGATGCCGAATCGCTTAGCTAGAATGTCATTCCGCGAGGCCGGCGCTTTCTCGGCACGTTCGACATCCAGCTGGTATGTTTCGTAAGAGACGGTCTTACCGAGATTCGGCTGCGCCTTAATCCACATCGCAGGGTTGGCAACTTCATCCAACTCGTCGAGTTTGTAATGCCAGATCGAAACATGCGGCGCAAGATACTCCCCTTTCAGAATCTCCATTAGTTCCATTTTGATGGTATCACCCGAACCGTTTCGGACAGTACCTTCGGAACTGATAGCGATGATGAGGTAGTCTTCTAGTTTCGATGCGCCTTGTTCGATAGCGCCTACTACGTCTTCTCGGGAATCTCCAGAAAGCCATTCGTCGATCGTAGCGACTTTCGGACGAAGGCCTTGTAGTTTGGCGATCGTCATGGGTCTGACTTCAAGCAAAGACCCGGTGAGAAGGTTCTCGATACCTCTCTTAGTTGAGACTAGCTTCTGTCGAAGAGCCCTTGAGCCGGTGGTGTTTTGAAGAGAACCTTCGGTCAAGAATTCAAACAGCGGTCCTCTTGCCCGAGTGATGGCCGTTCGGAACGGCGCCATCACTTCGTCGGCTTGCTTCATGGTTGGTGCTGTAGTAATTTGGTGCGTTGTTGACGTATCGACATTCAAGAAGTAGCTCTGCATGCATTCGGCATACATTGACTTGGCTCCCCCGCGAGCCACGATCAAGTATTGTTTCAGAGTCAAGCGCTTCTTGATGACCTTCTTTACATACCGACCCATACCTTTCGGGTTCGGTTCATACACACTACGTTCTTGGAAGTAATACCAGCAGAGAATCTGCTCAGCCCATAACTTGAATGAGTCGAGTAGATGGAGATCACTTCCATCAGTTAACGTTAGTTCATTCTCACAGTAGAGAACGAATCCCTCTACTGGATCGGGATCGTACCAGATGTTCGGGTTGGCAATGAGCGCATCAATGCGATTCATCTCCATGGAGATCTCTCGGTTTACCGGAATCTCACCGCGAAGCACCGCATCACGGAAGCGACCGTAGTAAACCGGAACCGCTTTGTTTGATAACGCCATTGCCAACCCTCCCCTCACTTACGTACGACTTTCCTACCGATGTCGAAGATTTCCTTGCCCAGTTTTCCAGCGCCAACAAGATCTCGGGTGATCTGAACACCTTTCTTGAAGGCGTTGTCTCCCTTGAGAGTCGAGTATTGCTTCTCAAGATTCATTCGAGTAACAAGATCTTGAAGGTCTTTGTTGGAAAGGGAGTGGACCGAGCTCTTCTTCGCTCTTTGTTTGAGTACTGTGGCTCTCACCGCATCTTCCGACGGCTTGTGCCCTTGTCCCCCAGAGGCTCGTACTTTCCTACCGGGGGTTTCTCTTGTTGTTACGGCGACGGGGCCACTTCCCTCAGGCCTCCGAACACCCCACCGCATTCCCTTGACGCCGTAATGGGCGAGAAGGGAGTCTACGGTACCAATACCGTCGGATCGGTCCACTCCGCATCCTCCCTTTGAATACTGATCCGAACTTCGTGTTCTCTGATGAGTTCCTTCACAGCTTCTTGAGCGTAAGAAGTCGGAGGGGGATCGAACATGAATTTGACTTTCAGGAACATGTAAGTTCTGACGTGGTTCTTTCGAGGATCTCCGCCAAGGAAGTCGTCCCACTCGGCGGAGTCATCCTCGACAAGAAAACCTTCATCAGGTCCAACGCCAAGTTGGTTTAGCGTCGAGAAAACGCCGTTGATGAACAACAGAATATCGTTGTCGTAAACGTCGTAGTCTTCCGCAATACCAAGGTTCTTCTTGACGCTGTTTAGGATACTCGGAATCAAATGGGACACCCCCTTTACGCGTTAGAAACGATTTTCGTTCAGTCGGCGCTGAAGCGCCTTGACTGCTTCTGACTTCGGAACGGACAAGCGGCCGTCGGTAGGGCTGCCCAGATATGTCTGAAGCGCCGCGACCGTATTGTAGAACCGACCGTTCTGGTAGATGCCATCTCCATCGACCGTGAGACGACTGTTGACCGTGGCCTTCAGACGACGCTGAACCGCGCGCACGAGATCGCTGTTTCGAGGCGTGATCACACCATCAACCTTCGTCCCCATGACCTTCTGCCACTGCTTGATGGTCTTCGGGCCGAGCTCACCATCGACAGTCAGATGCGTGGAAACAGGAGGAGACTGATCCGCAGGAACGTAATCTCCTGCAAACCATTCGGTGTGGACGTGATCGAAATGGTTCGCTGTCGGATCGCCACGATCGGACATCTTACGCCGAACGCCCGGGCTGACGACCGTAGACGTGATGTGCTGTTCCCAGATGACGTGCTTCAGGCCATGTCGGGAACGATTGGCCCAGATGTAGTCGCGAACCCAGTCGCCAGCAGCCTCGTTGTGGACCATGAAGTCCAACACCGGCTTATCCTGGGTGTGGTTGAGCATGTGGTCCATCTCGTTGCCGTCGCCCCAGACGAACCAGACATCGTGACCAGCGTTCCAGGCCGCGACGCAGACTTCCAAAGCGAGAGAACGAGCCTTGCTAGTGACGTCGCCGAGCTTGCTTGAAACGAAGCTCCACTTGTCGTCGCCCTCACTCAACTTCATCACCACCCTTCGCGTTCGTCTCTTCGACGTCGAAGTTGGCGTCTTCGATCGACGCCCCGCGAGCCTTGATGTCGTAAGTCCGATGCTTGTGCTCTGCCGGTGGCTCGTTTGCGAAGAACGCATCCTTTGCTGCGGAGCTCAGGCTCGGATCCGCAGCCTCCGGCGGAGCGGGAACTGTCGACGGTTCGTCAGCCATCTTTCTTTCTCCTTTTCGATTACCACAACTTTGTGTCGCCAGACCTTCTGACAATTAATTGTCTCGGTACGTAGTCTTCGACCCCGTAGTGAATGGCGTTGTGAGTTTGTTGAGTACAAGTGATCAGAAACTGAGGATCCAAAACATCAGAATTGAAATTTGCCAGATCCTCGACCAGGATCGGATTCATGTGATGAATGTATAGACCGCTGTGAATTTCATAGCCATCAATACCTAGATCACACCCACCATCTCTTTCGATCACTCGATTTCGTAGAAGACGCCACTCTCTTGAAGTGTAAAATTTTTGATTCATGTATCGATCGAAACCGAAAGTTGAATCGCCAACTCTACCGCGAAGTTTCAGATACTTGAATCGGTTTTCAAATGTATGAAAGCGACTTAATTCTGTATAAGTTTTAGTCGTCATACATCTCCTCCGCATCAAGAGGTGTTTGTCCAGAGGTATAACTGCTCATCGCGATTAGAGCCTTCTTATAAAGCTCTTCTTGACGAGCTACCGAAGCTATCTGTTCGATCTTGGCGTCGGTTAGACGGTTGTCGTTCTTGATTCGATCGACTTCCGCCTTCTCACGTTCGGTCGCCAGCTTTAGATAATGTGTGATGACTTGTGCTGAAGCAGTTCCGGACGTGAGCTGTTGCTCAGCCAGGTCTACAGCCAAGGATATGAGTTGCTTCTCCCTGGCTTCGGGAGTTTTGGCTGGCGGCCGACGTCTCCTTGGCTCACTGGCATCTTTCTCGGTCGCCACGGCCCCTCCAGCGCCTACTACGTGGTGATGATGCCCGCGGTGCGCAGCTTCGCCAACAGAGAGTTCAGAACAGTTCGAGTGGCGAGCGCGTCAACACGCAAAGCGTCGTATTCAGCCTTGGTTGGGGTGGCACCGGCAGCCACCACGGAGGTCACGGCACCGACGTCGGTCTGTGCGGCAGCCTTGACGAACGGATCGGTCGCGAACGGGGTGCCATCCGCCTTCAGCAGAGCCACGTAGCCAACGCCCGTGGAGTTGTCCTTGTTTTTGCTCACGACTACGAGCTGTTGTACCAACTCTCCGGCCACTTCTTTGCTCCTTGTCTGGACTTATCTGGTAGTTTGAGATGGGTCCCAAGGGCTTCCGGGGCAAAAAGTTTGCCGGAAAAACTCCTCCGGGGAAATTTTTTAG